AAAACTATATGGAACTAAAGTAACCACATGGAATCCATTACAAAATATTGAATACAGAATGTCTGACCAAAATCTGGTTGAATACCTTGATGCCAAATCACAGCAACTAAACAAGTGGGCGATTCCTGGCATTAGTAAAAAATTTCACGGTACACCAGAAGCACCCAAGCTATTTGGAATGGATTTGCCTACCTCTGAAAAAGCAAGGCACCAAGTTTTATATCAAATCCTTAATAATATAGGTGCTTACGAATCAAAGCTTTCATTGATATCACTACTAGCACATCCAAAAACATACTTAGGTAACGTAGTGGGTGGTAGCTCTAACACTATAACTAATATGGGTTTCAGGCAATTTAAAAGAGCAAGGGATGTAAAGTGGCTGGTAACTAATGTGTTTGCAGGTGCCAAACTAAAAGACGGAACTCCAATTACCGATAGGAATACCATACATAGATGGGTAGCAGAAATTGGTGCGTTAGAATCATTCTATATTAATGAAGCTATGATGGATAAGCGATTAGACGCTAAGAAATTGAAACCATTTTTTAAAGAAGTATTCTCTAAAAGAGACATTACAGATGCTACAGTAATGGACTTAGCTAAAAAATACCAAGTAACAGATTCTATACTATCTGCTGGTGGTTGGTTTATGAGAGCCTCAGAAAGAACACTTCGTACTGATGCGTTTATAGCACATTATTTAAATGCAAGAGAAGCTTTAGGGCAAATAATACCTAATATGCCCTTTGACCATCCCTACCTTACAGGAATGGCATTAAAAGGCGTTGAAGCTACGCAGTTTTTATACCATAACGTTAATAGACCAGCAGTTTCTCGCTCTACAATGGGAAAAGTATTCACAAGATTCCAACCTTTTATGTGGAATTCAATACGTTTTAGAAGAGATATTTACAAACAAGCTAAGATGTACGGGTTTAATGATAAAAAATCAATGGATAGGCTAAAAAGATTAACTATCATGGATTTATCAACTTTTGCATTAGCCAATGTATTTGTAGGCTCTCTTTTTGACAGCATACTACCACCTCCTTTATCTTATGTGCAAGATACTGCCGATTGGTTATTTGGAGATAAAGTCGAAAGAGAAAGAGCGTTTTTTAGTGCCTATCCACATCCTATACTAGCACCATTGCAAGTAGCTACAGCTCCAATACATAGATACTGGATGCCATTAATGACTGCTTTAATTAATGGAGAATGGGAACGATGGGCAAACTATTATACATGGTCAATGATGCCATTTGGAAGACTAGCAAGAAGTACTATTATGACATTAGAAAGACCAGAAATGACTGCTGAATTCATGTTTGGAATACCAGTACATAAATTAGGAAATATGATAAGGAAAGATAACGATGGGTCCTAAAGAAGCAAAATATTACAGAGATTTACTTGAAACAATAGGAATAAAATTCAAAAGTAAAGGAACAAGGCTTAAAGGTCCTCAGTATTATGGAATAGAAGATACTGAAATGACATCGCCTTTGAGTAATAAGGAATTTTCACGGAGAAATTTTGCATTAACTGAAGAAGGTAAAATTATACCAGCAGGTAGTCCAGCGTTAATTCCCACAGAAGTATACCCAACACCTAAAGGTGCTATAACAAGTATTGCCACAGATGAGTTGGCTATGCGAAATCCTTGGCTTGGATTAATTGGTGGAGCAATTATGAGCAGAGGAAAAAGGTTTTCAGATAATACACCAGATACTAGAATGTATCCAAAATATCCTGATGGTTACAGTAAAGGATACGGGTATCAAGATACTCCTTATTTATATCCAACAAAAAGAAACCCTGATTTTGAACCAGTAATACGGCATGACAATAGGTTTCAAATCCCAATGGCTCCTAGACAAAAAGTTGATTTAAGCCCACAGCAACGAACAACTATGAATGCATTAGAAAGAGCTGAAGGCAGAACAAGGGCTTTAATGGCTAGAGATAAACAGGTAGTTTTAGACGATAACAAAAACCCAGTAGTTGTTTCGCAAGAAGAACTTATGAGTAGACTTAATAATCAGCTTAAAAATCCATTATTTGGAAACTATCCTTGGTTTCAAGAAGGCACAGTTGACTTAGGCGGTGGCAATACAATGTATAATTTCAATCAAGTTCCTGGGTTTGGAGCACTTAGAAACGTTCAAGATAAAAAAGCAGGAAACACATTAACTTACGCATCGATTCCTGGCGAAATGCATGATTTAGATTTAGCTACTCCAAGCGGTTTTAAAGGAGAACATTATGATGACGCTATGCAAATTAAGTATGATAATGTTGGACACGCTATGGAGGGTATTGAAAAAGCATATAGAAACAATCCTGACTCATATTATATAATAGGACAAACTGGTGGAGGACTAAGAGTATGGGATGTAGGGAATACTACAGCAAGAACACATGACCCTAGATTTCTTCAAAACAGAAGAAGTGCAATGGAGGAAATGGGAAATGATGAGTTTTACACCAATATGACTATAGGTAATAATTCAGCTAGGGTTATGCAATTAGCTGATAATCTTGGAATATCTTATGATAACGCAACGCAGGAATTATTAAGATTAAGAAGAGAAGGAATTATAGATGACAGGTTAGCAAAAGAATGGTTTGCAGGAGAAGGAGCTCATTCTGATGCTAGACTTGATGAAAAAATGGTACGATTAATGGGCTATAAAGACCCAGATTTTGACTCTGGTCCTCCAATGGGCTACCAAGAAATGTTTCGTTTAGGAAATAAAGAGAACATAAGTGCAGGAAAATACTTGTCTTATGCGACACATAGAGATTTAATGAATAGACTCAGGAGAGCTAGAGGATTAATAGACCCAGTAAGAGACGATATGGGACTAGGTGTTTTAGATAGCAAATATTTAGATTATACAATGAAAGCAATGAGCCCTGATTGGAAAGAGCAACTTAGGAAAAACTGGAGATTAGGCTTACTTGCTCCAGCGGTATTGCCACAAAGCGAAGAAAAATGATAAAATCAATTTAGTAAATTACTGGGTCATAGTTCTGTGAAAACAACACAAGACCATTACGCACCATTACTAGTAGATGATATAGAAGACTTTACTTTTTAGCATTCCCAGCAGGTTTCTTCATCTGCTGGTATATTAAAATAATGTTTTCCTAGACTCCTTGGTGACAATTCACCTCTTTCTCCAGTAATAGTATTGACCCAGTACTTTTTACATACAGGGCATTTTTTAGGCTGATAAGATGAAGTAGCAACATTCCTATAATACCTTGATTGATTATCTGATATTATAGGATGAAAATCTATCCATTCTTTACCTAGGTAATATTCTAAGTCCTTAACCCTCGCTTTATTCTTAGAATCTTTTTTTTCTTGCCCACTCGTTTGTTCATCAAACGGTGGCATTCCCTCTCCCTGTTATCTATCGAATAGAAAATCTATCCATTTCATTGTTGACAATGTGAATACACCAAACCCAATGCCTATATACAATGTATTTTTACCTATGATTTCTAAGTACATTAACCAATCTGGACCTAAAATCATTTTATACCTCTCAGTTCTAGTTTTATACGCTGAACTAATAAGAAGTATAACACAATATCTACTGCACAATGAAACAAGACATCAAATGCTTGAGTTTGTGCTATTTCTAGAAAATAATAATACATCATTTTCACTCCTATTTTAAGTTAGTAAGGGGATTTATGCTTAGTGCCAACCTTGCGTATAATACATTTGCTTTTTAATTATCACACATTGAACGAAAGTTGTCATTAAATAACGCATCTCACAAAATTCCTGCTTGCTTATGTGTTCGGCTCACAGGTTTATGTTAATTAAATTCATGTAATTATTATAAATCCCCTTAAATTTCTGGGTTAGCATTTGCATTTTTTCAATTTCACGTCTGTTAATATTTTGAAACATCAATCTAAACAAGTGCTAACCCATTTTTAATTCTTAGGGATATGGCGTAGGCGTTTATTCGCTGTATAGACACCAATGGAGTAAAGTTTTCTATAGCAACCATATCCCTGAGATAGACGGAGCGTTAGTCACACGCTCCTGACTTACAATCAGCTGGATTGTAACTCTCTATGTCCTTCGTGTCAGTCTGAAACCTTTCTGACTCTTCTTCTATGTCAATTTCTATCATTTGAGCTTCGTAAGTACTTCTCATTGTTCTTCCCATTTGAACTAATTCATAATCATCTGCTTTTAACAAATGGTCAGCCAACTTAAAAAACATATCTACTTGTAAGATTGGCTTAACGTATTCAATTTTTTTCATATTATCCTTTTAGTCTTTTAATTAAATCAAAAAATAAGTCCATTGGCATAAGAGCATAGGTAGTACCTCTGTCTTCTCTGAATGCCACTATATCAGTATGCTCACATTTGAGATATTTAGGTAGTGTTTTACGTCTTTTCGCCTGTACTGTAAATTCATCAATAACACAATCAACCTCATCATGCATACCCAAAGACCTTCCATTAGACCCCCACGCCCTACGGGCTGAGAAACCCCAGCCCTTAGCGTATTTTACAAGTTCACGTTCAAAGGCATTACCTTTTCTTTTACTTGGATGTGACATTACCACTTATCCCAAGTATGTAAACTCATGGAGAATTCAACAGGTCCCACGCCTAATCCAGCACTAAGATGCATACCATTAACATCGTGCAAACCAAGCTCAAGGGAAAATAAGGAAAGGAGAACTAACCTTATTGACCTTCCTTTGTTAGAAGAATGTTTCTTTAGCTTAACCATGAAAGCCACCTTCTCCTGAGACCTGTTTAAATTTGAAATAGTCTTTTTGAAATTCAAACATCAACTGCATATATCCTTCATCTCTTGCCTTTTCTGTAGTAAGACTTCGTCTTCTTTCGTGCATTTCACCATTAATTACCAAAACCTTGTCAGCCTTTTGAGAAACATTACTAGTACCTTTTAAGCTACCCATACGAACTACTCCAGAACTTTGGGCTTCCTTATTTACGTGATGTACAACAATCACAATACATTCTTGTTTCTGTGCAACAGCTTTAAGAGAGTTGATAATCTGATTCATCTTAGCGATTTCATCATGGATACCTTTTACCCATATCATATCGCTTGTATCTATCACAACAACCTTTGGTTTACTTCGTGCAATACCTTCAATTAACCTTGACAATTCAGGTGGCTCAGTTGTCACTTGAACGTGCTTGAAAGCCTCCATGTGTTCTCTTCTTGTAACAGGGTCTGTATATACTTTATTTGCCTCTTCTTTTGTAAGATTATGGCACATTTGTACAAACCTTCTTCCTGTCATATGCTGATTATTCTCTAAAGATAGAAACATCACAGACAAATGAGGTATCTTTGTTACAAGATTCATTACCCACGTAGACTTACCCATACCAGTATTGCCTGAAACAATTACCAGTTCACCAGGCATTACCCAGAAATCACGATTCATATCGTAAATATCTGCAAAGTTAAACGAACTTTTAGTAAAGTCTTTTTCAAGGAACTCAGCGTATTCATCAGCTATGTCATCCATGCTTTTAAGCTCTAATGAATAATCTTTATGCTTGAAGTAAATGCATTCAGGTTTACAATGCTTAGCCATGATATAGTCATTACAACCATATTCGTACCCAGTATCAAATACCTTACTAGCACATTCTTCAGCTTCTGCACCTAATCCTGACCAAGTACTTAACGTATGCTTTACCACCTCTAAAGGCATTCCAGTACGCCTCATCCAAGAACCAACCCTCATCATCGTATCGTTTCGTTCACCTTCAACTGGAGGATTGGCAATTACATTTTGCATACAGGTTACTACCGAGTTAGGGTCCATTCTAAATTGACTTCTAACAGTCTCTTTAGAGGCGACACTTCTTGAGGGATATTCAATTAGCGATTGCATATAAGGCTTTGTATTTGCCCATTTACTACGCAATGCGTTAACTACATCAACATCATCCTGCTCAAATCCTTCTTTACTGGCTGACATAATAGAATCCATATCGCATTCATTAAAACTGTCTACAGTAAATTGAATCTTGAAGTTTCCTTTCTTAGCATTATAACTAAATGGAGCACGAATTAAACGTGCCCCATCATAGATATTGTCGCAACTAGGAAATACTGCCTGCAAAGTTTCTTTTACAACTTGAGGTAAGGTAGTGGAAGGAGTAAACCCAAAGATATTTGGCATTTCAATATGGAAACCAGTTCCTGAATACCAAATAAGTATGTCATCCTTATTAATGCCCAAGTCTTGTATCATTTCAAAGTTCACTAACCAATGAACAGAGTCATATAAATCAGTGTTACTCAGTTCCTTCTTATCGAAGTCTAAAATGATACTGTTAATGTAATATGCTCCAGAAAATCCTTGAATAGTACCTACGCTATCAATGTGTTGCTTTAACTGCTCATCAAAACAATACCAACTGTGATAGGTTTCATTCTTTTGTTCTGGACCAAATACGTAACTGCTAATATTGTTTAAGTTAGCAACTTGGTGCCTATTAGAAACGTGACCTGTAGCAATTTCCACCATGCGGATATCGCTCATAGTACTGGCAGACATCCTAAGCTATTTGTTACGAACAATGCACCACCGTCATTTCCTTCGTCATCTCTTGATGGATAACACCAAACACCATTTTCTAATTTGAACATAACAGGGCGATTGTGCCACATATTTTCATCTTTTTCAAATTCAGACATATATGAGACTTCAACAATCTTTTGATTTAGCAAAACATCCCTAGCAATGGCATTCCATTTCTTTTGAAGTTTAATATAATCAATCTGCATCAGTTACCCTATAGTACTTTTGAGTTCCACGATTAGTCATAACTTCGTCATATTTAAGACCACTGCGATAAAGAGCTGAATTCTCTTTGTCATTGCGATAGTCTTCTCTCATTTTTCTCCACAACCTAGATATAGTATCTGGCGTGACAGGCTTATTAAACATATTACGGATATATTGAACGGCATTTAGCTGTATTTCATGTGCACCAATGAGTGCATCTTTTCTGCTTTTAAACCATTCAAGGAGCATAGCTTCGTTGCTACGCCCCTTGATACCCATAACTTTTGAAAAATCGTAAGCCATTAGAACGGCAATGAAGCCTCTGCTTTCTCTTTTTCAGCACCTTCATTCCAAAGTCCATTAAGAGCTTTGTTAGAAGATTGATGTTTATAACCTTTAGGCGGTGACATATCATTCCACTTATCAAGTAAGAAATCTTTACCACCTTCTTTATCTCCAAAGTAAAACCATGTTTCTCTAGAGTACTTTCCATTAGAATCGTACTGCAAGACATAGACCTGTTCACCTATTAGCCTACCTAGGGTTACTGGTGCAATAGTTCCATCTTCGTTTAGCTCTATTTCATTTGGTTTCATTCCTGTAGCAGTTTCAATGAAATGACACACCTTCCAACTTCCACCTCTAGTGTCATTACTACTGCTTCCCCAGTCTAACATGGTTTTACCATCTTTGTGATGATTGCCACCAAGGTAGAATTTCTTAGGATAACCCTTAACAGGCTCAGCTTCTACGAAAATATTACAATCATTATATTGTGATTCACTATTTTCAGCTTTAGTGATAGTACACAAGTCAACATAAACTCCTTTAGGGAATTTACTTGAAGCACCAGTACTTCCACTTTTACTATTAGTAAATTGCATTTACTTCTCCTCTAGTTTATTTTTACTCAAAAAGGTATCAATATCGAAATTTGTCCTTTCTTTACTTGATACCCATTCAATAGCTTTCTTTTGCTTATCATCTGATAGGTTAGAACCTTCAATAGCCTTAATTACTTTATTTCTTCTTGGTTCGGTAATCTTACGATTGCTTGCAATTCCAGCTTTTACGTCTGCAATTAAAATCGTTGCGACCTCTTCTGTAACACCTTCCCAGCCAGCGTCTTTCATCTTTTTCAGCCTACTTTTATCTGCACCATTAGCTAGAGGGTCTCGCATTAATCTGTCTAATAAGACATTTTGGTCTACAGTTATCCCACCAGGTGTCGGCTTTTTACCATTTAACAGTGTATGTTGAGGACGCTGAAGCTCTTTAATATCTTCATTCATCCATAACTCAATACCAAACCCAGTTAACGTTGAAACACCTTTAGCAAGTGCCCTACGATATGTATTCTCCATTTCTGCAGAATTAGGATTTAGTACTGCTTGATTTCTATTATCACGAACAGCAAGATATTCATCATGGACAAACGTATCGCCATCTTCTGTTTCGTAAGTTATTTTACAATGGACAATTACAGAGCCATCTGGTTGCATAATGCCAGCAAACGGCTTGTCTCCATATGTGTATATAACCCATTCGTGTCTTGCAAGTGGAAACAACTCTTTTAAGTTGTCCCAGCATACACTCCATGAGAGGTAGGAAGCATCAAAGCTTCCTCCCCCAATGTTTTCTACGAAAGGTTTATAGTCTGTATCTCTTAAACTGTAAGCGTACAGATTTCTTTCTTCGTTCAAATCAACTCCTTAATTGTAAGTGATTATTCCACTATTACTACTATGATTCGCCATCGCTTCGGCAATCCTATATGCATTCATCTTATCACGATGAGAAGCACCAAAATGAGTACCTTTTACCCAGTCTTTATGGTTCTTCACGTGGTCGTGATATTCAGCAATTGCATTATACGCATCCCACAATGTGCGACCTTTATTTCCTTTCCCGTTATAAAACAGGTCAGTAATCGTATCATAAACTGGTTTTGCCCTGTTACGAACAAAAATACCAAGTTCAGGTACAGATTCTTTATGTCTATTCTTTAACCAAGGCATTACTGCTTCGATGTACAGTTTTAATGACTCTGGAGTCATTTCAACATCAACAAAACGATTCATGTGGTCCATTGCTAACGAAACATTTCCTTTATGCTCATTTATTTTATCAGTTAGCTCTTTTATTCGTGAATTAATAGAAGAGGTATGCCTTAATTTGTACTCATAGCCACCTTTTTTATTTAATGCCCACGTTAATGTATTATTACATACAACACGAATAGACGTATCACGAAAACAACTACCTGATGACCCATCATGTGAAGTGTAGAGCAACACAAAACCTTGTATTGCATCATCGCCTACTTGAAAAGTGTCAGGAGTCTTTGCGAGAATCCATACTTTCTTTCCTTCGTCAATTACACCAGCAGTTTCAAACTTATATCCATAGTCTTGTAATACCTCAAAAGGTGCAAAAGCATCACGGTTCTGCAAGACTTCGTATTTGTTACCAACATTACCTATTGGTTTATTAGTGTCAGAGCGAACTGTTACAAAATGACCAGTGTCTTTCAATATATAATCACCTTCGTTATTATACATTTGATAAACAGTAGGTACTTTCTTTACCTCAAAGTTCATACCAGACAACTCTAACGCTTCTTCTATCGAAGGAACTTCTTGTAATGGCGTTCCTAAGCCATGCCAGGGAGTCTCACCCAAGTAGAACATATTTTCAATCAGATGACCCATTTGTTCTTCCCATTGCTACCCAGAATAATTCTGGAGTTAATCGTTTAAGGTTTCCTTCTACACAACGTTGTGCCATTCTTTGAGCAAGGAAAACCATTTCTTTTTCTATCATATTTACTGTCTGAGTGCCTAATTGGACACCAGCATCACTAAATATCTTTCTTATGTTTGTTATTGTCGGTCTTTGCATATTCTTTGTCTTTTTCTTCTTGAGTTTTATCTAAACCTAATACCCATTCTAATGCCTGTTTGTATCCTACTATAAGTCCATCTCGTAGAACTATATCTACGCTGTCTTTTTTCTCCCACATAAAATCTATATGTTCCTTATACTTTTTAAATATTTCATCTTTATGTCTTACATATATTGATTGTTTACTCATCAGTTTTCACATACTACTTAATACGTAAGAAGTGTCCCAATAGTCATGTGCCCACAGATTCCATCCGCTTTTTGCTAAATCTTCGTGTTCATCATTAGCGTTATTAAACTCAATACAACTTATTACGTGCACATCGTTTAATAACTCTTTGTTTTTGTCTTTATCAAAATCAGAACTAGTGTCAATTTTTGATTGAGCAAGCCAAAAGCAAATTTCTTTTATATAAGCTTTGCTCATCGACCAGCTTTTATCATGTTGATAGACTATTGTGAAGTTTTCACCATCAAACTCTCTCATGGTGATTACGTATTTGTATTTAACAGCTTTACTATTTCTTTTTATTATTTCAGCAGATAGATATACACAAGCATCTAACATTTCCTCAAGCGTTTCTTGAGTCCAGTTACGACCATCATGTACATTTAATTGCTCTTTGTATTGTTTCTTGCCATGTTCTAATCTGTCTTTGATTAGCCTGACAATTGTTGTATTACTCATAAGTCTTGACCCAAAAAGAGATACGCCCCCAATGTAGTAGTTGTAGATAGGTAGGAGGAGGCGTATCTTGGGTGCTCTTCATTAAGAAGCATATAAACGATTTCTAGCGTAATTCATTAATTCCATCTTTTCACGAATCTTACTGTCTAGCATTCTATACATCTTTGTAGAGCTTGAGTGGGCAATTTTAGTGCCAAGTTTGACACCTTTATCATTTCGCAATTGTTCAATATACTTAACAAGCTCATACTTACTTAAAGCTCGTATTTTAGTTATTTCATTTGCGTAATATTCTCCCTTAACTAATGCACGCTGTATATCTATATTACTGCGTTTAAGGGAAAGGGAGAATTTAATTAAATCATTCTTAGTTTCGGTAGTTAATAAGGTTTCTAATCTCATATTAATTGTCCTGTAAGTTAAATTAGGTTAACATATTTAACAAGTATAAATATGTGGAAAAATTTGGTTTAAGTAGTTAAGTTTGTACTAGTTTAAGTACATAAAAAACAATTAAAGGGGAGAGAAATCTCCCCCCTTTTTTACCCACTCACAGCATCTACCAACTAGCTTCATACCAATAACTGACACCTAAGTCAGTTGGTTCTAGTTTGGAAACTATGTCTTTGTGGTTGCTCAGAATTTCTTCCAACATATCTATGGTTTCTTCGACTTCTTCTTTATACCATTCGTGACTTGTGTCATATTGACCAAAGAAAAACCCTTGCGTAGGCGGTAAAAGTCCTTCAGCGGTATCATACTTCTTTTCATCCAAAAGCCTTTTCACTTCTTTGCATAACTCTAATAAGTTTTCTAATTGCTCATGAGTTACATACGCAGGTTGACAGTTATCAACGCCATCAGCACAATTCTCAACAAACCAACCGTGAATGGCATTAGCTTTACGCCAATAAGCTATTTCACTAGATATTTCATACACGTTATCAGCATTTAGATTGCTATTCTTAGCAAAATTGCCACCAATAGACAATGTATGACCTCGTTTAGAGTTCCATTCTCCTTTCTTACGCCATTTACCACCATAATAATGTCTAGCAGTTAGATACATATCTAAACCCATTTAAACCTCCTTTATTACGATTAAATAAAACATTACCAAACACAACAACAACAAAGAGACACCAGCAACAGCCATATTAAAGCTCCTTAATATCTAGAACTTCTATTTCATAATCATAAGATTCTACATTACTTATGAACTCACCATAATGGTCTTCTGCAACTTCATAAGCATGGTCTAAGTCTCTTGCTTCTATATCAATGAACCCATCCACAACAGCTTCATAATGAACATCATACCTTTTAAGCCCATCCTCTTTCTTTACAACAGGATAATGAACTTCAAGAATAACTTTCTTATGAGGGAAAGGAGAGCTATCTACTTTCTCAGGTACACTTGTCGAAAACCAAAAAGGGCATTGTGTTAACCATTCCATATATTGGTCTTTCATTTGCTCTGTATCTTTTTCACTTAATTCATTAAAATCATCAGCATCTTTGACACTATACATTTTCCTTATCATGTTTTTCCTTTCTAATTGACCAAGCATCTAAAAGACGCTCAGCTAAGTTACGAGGACAACCATGCTCATCCATTAACAGTTGAACACCAACTGTTTGTATAGACCAACCATAGTCCTCAAATATTTTATCTAAATATGGAAAAGCGTATTCAGCCATTCCATCTACCATTATATCTAATTCACTTATAGTGTTTTTGTACATAATTCTTTCCCTCATCTGACTTGTAAACAGATTGTACCCTCGTTTAATACTAAAACATTAACAACCTAGTGGATGCGGAGTCCTTGGTCTAGCTTAGATTGAAATAAATAGGGTAGAAGGGGATTGTAGCTTTTTTTTCGTACTAACTGAGAGGTTAGATGGTTTGCCTACTGTCTAGCAACAGAATCCACTGTATTTAAGGCAATTTAAACGACACCACTAGACAATATTTACTTTTAACTTCCTGGAATAAACTTAGTCAAGGTTCTCAGGACTTCGCTAGTACTACCTTGATACTACAAATAATATTACCACTCTCTGGTAACTTGGCTTTCTAGCCATTGAGCTTCTTCATCACTCATATAGCCTCCTTGCATAATAAAGCAAAACTTATTTTAACTCAATGATTTCAATAGCCTTATTAATAGTAGCGACCATTATCTCTCTAGCCTCTACATCGCCACGAACATGGTCAAAGCTTGTTTTCATTGAATTAATAAGAGGAATCATCTTTTTTAAGTTATGCACGCATTCCTCATCGTACATAACAAGCTCTGAGCCTTCAAAAGGTGGAGAGTTTTCCCCACAAGTGAGGCAAACACAACCCAACTCTGGAAACTCGTGAGCATGATTGATTTGAGTGTCACCACATGAACATTCGTGTTGACACTTTTTATTTTGAGTCATATTAACCTCAGTTATAAAATTAAGCTGTGCCTCTAAGGTTAGCAGAGATATTGAATTTGACTTCAATACTGTAGATTAACCACTACAACACAGCAAAAATTTTCCCTGTCTTACATCTCACCATATCTATGATTTCAACGGGTTTTGAACGCAGGAATTCTTGCCTATGTTAAGAATTCTCTTCCATCACTGCTTAGCGAAGGCAGTAATGTATGTTGCTAACATAACATAGGACTTTATCAGATACTTTATACTCGCTAATTATCATTTTCTTACAAATTACTTAGGCATATTTATATACTTAATGATTCTAACATAAGCGTCTTCTCCACCTGACTCATAACCAAGATTATAAGCATCTCTAACATTATTATCATCATAGTTGTCTCTTAACCTAATGGTATTATATCCTTTATGAGCTATCTCTCTTAAATCCTCAAGCATATTTAATAACATACGCTTTTCATATTTTAAGTCATCAATTTCATCTTTTAACCTAATTTTCTCATCTACTAAATTATCCACAGCTACGTTGACCATAAGGTTATCATCATCTTTTAATGTATCTACTGCCTTTAATTCTTCTTTTTTCATTTTATCTCCAATAATTAAATCTTTAAAGCAAAGAGAACAGGACAGATTACCCTCATAGAGGAGTTATCCACTTAATGGCTTATTGCGTATTCTGCTAACACCTGTTCTCACTTTTTATAAACTATACCAGCACCAGTAACAATCGTACTACGATATAACTCCCCCAAAGGAGGACACAAACAATTAAAGCATTTTCGAGCCACTCAAAAAAGCTATCCATTAGCTTTATCTCGGGCTCTGGCTAACGCCTGTTGGTATTCAGGATGATTAGCACGGCTTACTTCTACAAAACTACCGAACCAATTCTCGAATATCCAATACCTATCTGTTACGGCTCTTAAAGACATAACCTACTCCTTTAGTTAATAATTAATAGCTTTACAGTTCAATTCATGTGTTTACTTCGAGACAAACAGAAACAGCCCAAGTCGCTAAAATGGCACTGGAAACAATTCTCACCTACTACTTTCATAACACTCCTTTTACAGTTTCGCACTTTTTTAGTGCAAGGATTAAGAGATAAGGCGAGCCCTATCTCAAACACGTGAGCAGTTTAGCGTGATTGGAGGTTGCTCAGCACTTAACTCTGCATTTCCAGAGGTCGCTCAGGAAGCCATCGCCTGACGTAAGTCAGCGAAAGCATCCGAGTCGTCTCTGGCAGGCAAAGCGGATTGGGTGACAACCCAACCGTACTTTGTCGCCTTAGACTCGACCTTGCCTTGGAAATGACCAAAGAACTCAGCTATGAGTGACTTAGCCTCGTCTGCACGAGTCTCATCTTTAAGAAAGATGGACACGCCGACTGAGGTGTCAATCATGGCTTGACGTTCTTCGACAGAGTACTCGGCAAGAGGACGTTCGTTAAGCGTTGTGCGCTTACCGAACTTCTCGCCAGAGATTCTGACTGTCATAGACATAGGATACGGTAGGGGACGCCACGTAATTGTGAGAGCTGGGGGCTGAAGGACTGTTGAGAGTTGTTCTCGATTCCTGGTTCATATACACAACAATCAACACACGTGAGTCTGCGTATCTGTGATACCTTCAGGATGTATCATTCCTGTGCGTAGCACGAAGATACATAATGAAGAAGACAGAGCGTGGGAGGATTGAGGTGTATTTGAACCGAATTTCTCAACGTAATTCAGACCCCCCACACAATTCGCTGGCGGGGGTGGTTTACCTATATATCTCTCACTCCCATTCTACATACAATTTTGAAAATTGACTTTTAAAGCCCCCTCACCGCAAAGGTAGTATTGCCATATGAAATTTCAACGCTGGAATGAGGAAAAACAGGTATTTGAATCCGTAAATGTATCTACTGAAGAATTTGAAGAATTGATACTAGGGTTTGGTATTGCCAAAGCTGAGATGGAAATAGAAGATAAAATTGAACTTATGAGCAGTTTTGGAGATGACGTTTTGAAAAAATTTAAAGAAAAATCAAAATATGATTAAAAAACACTTGCAAAGTTGCCCTCCGCAGTTGTTTTTTATACATAATGTATACATAACGTTGTGTACACTACTATTAATTCTATATATACATTACGTAATGTACACTAACGTAGTGTACACTATGGTACTGGACAAAAATGTCCACTTTTAGCCCATGAAATCGGACAATAATGTCTCGTTTAAAAAGGGGCACAAGCATCCTGACGATAAAATTGTTTTCTATAAGGGAACAGCAATGACGTACTACGATTGGATGCTAATGGGCTTGCAGTTTTTCTTAAATGAAGAGCGTATTTACCCTAGACCACGTTTCCAAGGTGGTTATTACTTATTAAAGGCATTTATAGAGATTTGTTTAAAGGGTAAAATGTGCCGTGATACGCTAAAAAAGTACAAAATACCTCATGGACTTAATAACTAGACGCTTAAAGGTTAATAATTGGAACGATGTTACCTATTTTGTACACACAGAACAGGAAGCAATTGAAAGGCAGTTGGAATATAGCTACTGGAAAGACGCAAAAGCTGGTGATTTATGCATTTCTGACGATGGATATGTAGCAGAATGCATCCAAAGGAACAAATATAAGGACGCAGAGCAGATTGTAACTCCTTACGCCAGAATGTGGATTAGTGACCGAGCAAAATTAACCTATGAAAATCACCGAGATACGGGTGAATTTGGTCAATGTGGTACTTTGTCATGGGAAGAGAGAGAAAGTCGCCAGACACGTGCAAAAAACGCTGTTAGTGCCTATGTGCAGATGATGATGACATCAGGAAAGATAGATTGGCACAAATTAGGCGAAATATACAGGAAAGACCAAGCCAAACCAGACCTCACAGCCAAAAGATTATTTAAAACGGAGACAATTAAACGTATGGTTGATAAAAAAATACAAGAATACCTCGATGAACGGGATATGAATCAGGGAGATGTGCTTGATATTATCTCTGAGGCTATTGAATTAGCCAAACAAAACGGAGACCCAAGCAATATGCTACGTGGTGCAGAGCAGTATATACGCATTATGGATATGTTGCCCAATAAAAGTCAGGTTACAGATACTGTACAGATTGATGTTACTAAAAAGATATTAGATGAGATTGAAACTGAAGAATCTCGACAATTAAAGCTAGAAAGGACACAGGATGCCACATGAAACTAGAGCTAGTAAAAGAAAAAGAAAGCAAAAGACCAAACCCAAAAGAAAAAAGACACGTAATAATCGAAGCAAACGCTATTGATGCTAAAAAATTAGAATCATTTATGCGTGTAATGCAGGACGTAGCTCAAGATATGGGCTTGAGAGCATATATGGACACTACAGAGTATTTAGTTGGCAAAGATTACTAATGGATAAAAAAAATCATAAAGAAGTACTGCGAAAGCTGAAAGACGACATGATGTTGTTTGGAAAAGTATGTATTCCCAATATGTTTTCAGCAAAATCTCCTGATTTCCATTATGATTTGACCAAACATATTACTAATTACGACAATAAGCAGATAAATATTATCGCACCTAGAGGTCATGCTAAGTCATCTATTGTAGGCGGTATCTTACCTATGCACCATTTATTTTTCGGTGAAGGTAAAAAATTAATTGTTTTGTGCTCAAGAACTCAGGACCACGCAGTAAAACTATTAGGACTGATAAAAGATACGCTGGATTATAGCGATTCGCTCAGGCAATTGTTTGGATACTGGGGGTCTCATTCAGCAAAAAGCTGGGCAAAAACAGAAATTGAACTGAAGGATGGGTCTATGGTGCTGTGCAAGGGGACAGGTCAGCAGTTACGAGGGATTAAAATAGGGAACCAGAGACCAACGCTCATCATCGTAGATGACCCAGAGGATGAAAATAACACCAAAACAGCCGAGGCTATGGAATCTAATCTTAGATGGCTATTACAATCGGCTGTTCCTTCAGTCGACCCACGTAAAGGTAGAATTATTGTTATTGGAACACCTCAGCATGAACGTTGCATGGTAGAAACGTTAAAAGAAATGAAGGGGTGGAAAAACTTATCGTATAAACCCGATATGGAAAAAGGTATTGCTTTATGGGAGGATTGGTGGTCTATAAAGAAACTTATACAAAAAAAAGAAGAACTAGAGTCAATTAACAGGCTTTCTGTGTTTTACAGGGAGTATATGTGTGAAATAGTAGGAGACGAAGACCAGTTATTCAAAGCTGATGATTTTCGTTATTATAAGGGCGATGTGTGGTTAGATGGTGATAAAAATGCATATTTAGAGATGAAAGAGCCTGAAAAAAAGCAAATACCTATTAATATCTTTACTGGAGTAGACCCAGCGTCTAGTACCAAGCAAACAGCAGACTACAGCGTCATTTTCAATATTGGAGTAGACGCAGAAGGAAACAGGTACGTATTGCCGTATTATCGTAAACGGGCTACGCCTTTGAATTTAGCTGAAGCAATTGTAGACAATTTTAGAAAGTACCGTTCTCAGAAAACGAGGATTGAAAGTGTAGGATATCAGGAAATGTTGCGAGAATACGTTATAAAACGATGTGAAGATGAAAAATTGTTTATTCCTGGCTTAAATGTAAAAGAAAATCCACGAAACTCTAAAAGTCGTAGGTTGGAAAGCTTGCAACCTATATTTGCAAGAGGTCAGGTTTATATGGATAGAGATATGCAAGATTTAATAAATGAACTGTTATTATTTCCTAGGGGAAAGCATGATGATTTACTTGATGGAATGTATTACGCTAATAAAGGTTCGTATACACCTCATCACGAAACAACAGACGATAAAACTCCCGTTTTGGGTATGTCGTTGAAAAAAGCAATAGACTGGATGACCGTATAGCATAAATGACTTGCAGAGTCGTTTTTCTGGAATAGTAGCTTCGTTCCAATTTTATGCCTATTTCCGTTCATCCAGAAGTCCAGAAGTCTGAAGACCTGCTACGAGAGTATCATGGACAGCGTTCTGATTGGGCAACTCAGGCAATGGAAGATGATGAGTTCAGAAACAGTTCTCAATGGACTCCTAACCAAGTAAAGGTATTAAAGGGTCGTGCTCAAAGCCCGATTATTGATAATGTTGTACATCCAGCAGTTGAGCAAGCTAAGGCACTTCTTACAGCAAATAAACCAAAGTTTCAATCTACGGGAAGAGATGATAGTGATACCAAGGTAGGAAGAATCTTTTCTGATATTATGTCTTATATCTGGGACATATCCAATGGCAATACAGAATTAAAACAAGTTATTGATGATTATTATGTGAAAGGCTTAGGTGCTTTATTTGCATATGTAGACCCAATGATGGATTTTGGCAGGGGTGAAGTGTGCTTTAAAGCAGTAGACCCGTTTGATTTATTTATTGACCCTGCATCTAGAGATACATTTTGCAGAGATGCCAGTAATATTATTATTTCAAAAATATTAACTGGTGAGCAAGTACGCAATGCGTACCCTCAAGTGACAAAAAGCAGTGGAGAAGGTGGGGGAACATTGTTGTCTCAAATGGTAGAAAGCTCTAATGACCTTTACCCAACAAGCGATAGGGATTCTTCTCAACTAGACCAAACAATTGGTCCAGTAACAGATACGAGCTTAACCGATAGTCAGACTTTTCAAGTAATTGATAGATACGAAAAAGTACAATTACCATTTTGGCATTGCATAGATACAACTAATGGCAATGAGTTTATACATGGAGATGCAGAGTATCAGGCATTTTTAGAGTCTCCAGCGTGTATTGTTACGAATTCTCAAGGTACAGAGCACGTTACAGAAAAATATAAAGTTCAAGAATTAATAGGAATGGTGGAACAATTAGGAAATGTTTTCCACATGATGATAGACCAACAAACTGGTCAACCTGTGCCAATGCCAGGAGAAGAGCATGAAGGTGCTGTTCCTGGTTCTACGACAAGAATCACCATCGTTTCTATAGGAGATTTAGAGGCAGAGGGAATCGTTGTTTGTAATAAGGTCTTAGTAGACAGAATAAAGCGAGTACTTTCCGTTGGTAGAGTGATGCTGGCAACGCAAATCATGGATATAGATGAATACCCCATAGTGACTCTGATGAATAGGCATAACAGAAATCCATATCCAATGAGCGATGTACGCTTTATTAAACCAATACAGGAATATATAAATAAGATTACTTCGCTAATTATAGCACACGCAAGTTCCTCAACGAATACGAAGCTATTGATTCCTAGGGGGTCAATGAATAGGAAACAGCTAGAAGAGGAATGGTCTAGAGCTGGAACTGGCGTTATTGAATATGACCCAGAATTAGGACAGCCAATTGTCGCAGGACCTGTCCCTCTGCCAAATGAATTATACAAAAATAGAGAAGATGCGAAACAAAGTATATATCACATTCTTGGAATACATCCATTACAAAGCGGAGACCCTTCTTCTGCTCCCAATACGTATAAAGGTACTGTGGCTATTGATGAATATGCACAGCGTAGGATTAAATCAAAACTGGATGATATTGATGCCATGCTTAATCAAATGGGAAAAGTTATTGTACGTCTGATACAGCAAACTTATACCGATGAGAAAACAATACGCTTAATGAAACCAGATGGTGTGGTTTCTGAAGCAACAATGAATCAGCCAATGTACGATGATTATACTGGAGAGATACTTGGAAGAATGAATGATGTAACGATTGGACAATACGACATTATTGTCGTTAGTGGCAGTACGCTACCTTCCAATAGATGGGCAAGATTTGATTACTATATGAGCCTGTATGAAAAAGGTATTATTGACCAGCAAGAAGTATTAGAGCAAACTGAAGTAGCAGATACAGAAGGTGTTCTACAAAGAACCAGTATGATTATGCAATTACAGGAACAGGTACAAGCTCAAGAAGAAAAAATTAAAGAATTAGAAGGCGACCTACAAACAGCTCAAAGAGAATCTGTTTCAGATAGGAAACGTGTAGAAATAGAAAAATTCAAGACCAAATTAAGTGACTCAGCTAATCGAACACAAAAAGCTTCTCAATTGTATGAAGCTCGTTTGGGTGATGAGCTTAAAAAGGTCAAAGATGAAAATAGGGAAATAAAGTCACAACAAATAAACCCAGTTGCTGTCGGATAGACAAATTGGGAAGGAGAGATAATGGCTGAACTAGACGACCAAAACATTGCTGAATCAAACGACCCGTCAGTATTAGATAATGCTGTTGATTATTGGGGAGATGATACAAATGTGGAGGCAACCCAGCAGGCTGAGGCACCTGTAGAAACGCCTCAAGATACTGGTTTAGATGCTTTTGAGCATGAAGTTGCTAATCAGCAAGTAAATCAGGAAACGCCAGAGAATGCGGATAGCGAACAACAACGTTATCAGTATTGGCAATCACGGTATGACCAAAAGGCAAGTGAATTTGATGCAATGAGTCAAAAAATATCTGAGTATGAGAAGATTGCTCCAATAGCAGAGTATATTCAAGAAAACCCAGCAGTTTTGAAAAATGTAGCAAGGTCACTTTCTGGTGATAACCCTTCGGTTCCCTCGCAAGAGAAATCGCAGGAATTGCTAAAGAAACCTCAACGTCCAACCAAACCAACTAATTACGATGCAACCGAAGCATACATGGACCAGGATAGTGCTTCTTTTAAGTATCGAGCTGAACTTGATAATTATCGAGATGAAATGATTGACTATCAGGAAAAGGTAGAGGAACAAAGAATTCAGGCATTGCGTCATCAAGAGGCACAAATTCAACAAAGACAGGAAGAATACCAACAGGCACAGGCTGTCAATGGTATGAGAAATCGTTTAATAAATGAATTTGGTTACGCTGATGATAAAGCTGAAGAATTTTTAAGCCACTATAGTTCTCCTGAATCAATTACTCTCGACAATTTAGTTCAACTTGATAGATTGAGAAACTCTCCTAGTCAGCAAGAGGTTGCTATGAAGCAGAAAGTTCAAGCAATGCAAAATCAGAAACAAAGAATGCAGGTTCCTACGCCTACTGCAATACAGTCAGGCAATGCAGAACCGAATTTTAGCGATGATGATTTATTCAACTTGGGCTTGATGGCGAATAAACGATAAATATATCTAGGAGGATATAAATGGCACAATCCGACACTAAAGTCGTGGGAGCAAAGAATTTAGGCTCCTCAGGTGTCCTCTATACCGATAGAAGAGATTTTTACATTCGTCCAAATATCGTTAAGGAACTTTGGACAGATGTGACTCCTTTTACTACTGTTGTTGCTAATCAAAGCACAATATCTGGTATGGCGGACCCTACTTTCAAAATGTTTGAACACAGAAACCCTTGGGTAAAGCAAAAACTCCAAATTGACACAGCAATTGCTAATGGTGCTATGCCAGCAGATAACGTTGAGTCTGGTGATATAGAGTTTTCAGGAGCAGAGGGTATTGAAATAGGAGCAAATCTTGTAGGGCTAGAACTTGAAGTTTTTTCAAATGCTGATGTTCCAAAATTCAAATGTGTAGTTACGACCAGAACTGCAGGTGGAAAATACAAATTCAAGCTACTTGAAGATAAGGGAAGTCATGCTCTTGCTACTACTGATTACGCATTGGTAATTGGTAGTGCGTTTGGCG